TGGATCACTTTTCATCCGTCGTTGACACAGAGAACGGTGCTGTCTTTTTCAGTTTGAGAGTGGCGGTGTTATCTGCGTGACCTGGTTCATCAATAGTACCCAGGTTAAGCACACTGACGGCACGCATATTATCAGCATCGATAAAGCAGCGGGTGCCTTCATCTGCAAGATCTTTAGAATAACGGGTAAAGTCATCGATGCTGGCAGTGGAAAGCGCACCACGGAAACGGAAGCGATTTAAATTAAATTTTTCCAGATCATGAATGCGGAAATTCTCAGGCAATGCCACAGCATCGGCACCAATCTTACTGATAATTTCATTAACACCCTGCGCAGAAATAAGGGCATGGATTTGATTAATTGCGGTTGCGTCTAAGTTCTGAGACATAATAAGTCCTCACTATATAAAGATATTCAGTGATGAGATAAATAATCAGTTAATTAAGAACGATATTAATGACCTGCTGCGCGGAGTTTTCCGTCAGGTTCACCGGCAAGAGTCAGTAATTGTCCCTGGTCTTCCTGCAGAATAGTCAGGCGACCACCGCGATTGACATACATCGGCGTTTCGGTGGTGTCTTCTTCGGAAATTTTCCCGCGGTTAGTCGGACGAACATATGAGAGTTTGTGTTTTATTTTCACACGGTTCTCATCAAACGGTTCGATTTCCAGGTTGAGCGAGACCTTCCCTTTGGTTTTCGTGTTCATCACACCTGAAGCGACTTCACTGAGAACAGCGCCGATTTTGGTTTCAAATACGCCGCCGTCCAGCTCCCCGATAAATGCCTGCACATCAGTACTGCGTTCGCTAGCCATTTTGCTGCTCCTCATCATATCGACCCTGCAAGGTCGGTTGGTTTCTCCACAAAACAGAGAAGAACACCTGCGGTGGCAGCCGCCCGGGTGGATTGGGTTATGAGCCCGTCGTCCGGTGATGCTCTTCTCTGTTTTGTAAAAAGAGCGGTACCAGCCGGAAGCAAGTGTACAAACTGGTACCGCCAAAGCAGTGGCTGTTGTGGTGGGCTTGTCACTTAAGCGTATGGTCAACCTGACAACCCGGTGTCCTCAACGGGGAAGGAATAACCCCGCCATACTTACCGCCGCGCCATTTCGCGGATTACCACAACGCTGAGAGCACTTAGCCAGTTACGGCACCATACTTTGTCGCGGTTCCATAAATGCCCTCATCGTTGCACCCTGGTCTCTTCCCAGGCGTCAAACCGAATCGCCACGCTGGTTAGGCGTCTTATCAGCATCCTCATTGACTTGCACATTCCGGCTACCTGGTTTGTTTGCCCGAGCAAGGAGTGGATTGTCCCCTTTAACGTCCCCAGACCGCTAACGACGCATGTGCCATACGCCGTGTTACAACCAAATTTTGTTTAATCTTGCCTGTGACATGTTTCTTTTAGATACATTATGTATCTCAAGGGTACATTGTCAAGTATAAAAAAACCTGCCGAAGCAGGTTATAAATATTGATTAGGCCTTTATTTTGTATCTTCTTGGTTTTCCTGAGAAAATTACTGTGCCAATTATAGAGCAATTACCGTTGATCTTAATGTAAGGTTCAGGCCAGTTTGGGTTTAATGCTTTGAGGTAACGCTGTGTTCCATCTTCTATCAACCGCTTAAAGGTGGTTTCGCCTGTATCGTGCATCAATGCAATAACGTCGTCACCGTGGCAGGCAGGGACTTCAGGATCTACAAAAATCATGTCTCCCGGGCGGTACTCATCAATCATTGAATCACCAATCACCCGCAAGATATAAGTCATTTCGCCACAGGGTACAGGGCAGGGATAAGTTTCTGCTGTGCTCAAATCAACCTCAGAATAGCCAACTTCTTTCCATGCTCCGGCCTGTACCCATGATATGACAGGGACTAACGTTATTTGTTTGTTAGTAATTGAAACATCAGGTTTTTTTGTGATGTTTGTTGTCTGGTGTTCTTGATCAAGCCATCCGACAGGCAGGTCGAAACATTTTTCGATGTGCCGTGCCATGCTGTCACCGATATTTTTAGTAGCACCATCTCCCATAAACCTGCTGGTCTGGGTTGGCTCGCGATCAATCATGGTGGCAAAGGAAGAATTCCCGCCAACACCATCTCTCAGTTTTCTGGCGTTAGACCGCCGGATGTCATGGACTGTTTTCATAACGAAATTAAAACCTTTGTACCGATAGGGTACAAGTATCTTGAAGGTTCATCTCAATCATGTAATATGTATATCGGAGGTACATATTGTATGAAAGCGTATTGGGACTCTTTAACCAAAGAACAGCAGGGCGAGTTGGCCGGAAAAGTTGGCTCAACACCAGGCTACTTACGGCTGGTTTTCAATGGTTATAAAAAAGCCAGTTTTGTGCTGGCTAAAAAACTTGAGCAATGCACGTCAGGTGCAATTACGAAATCTGACTTAAGACCGGATATCTATCCGAAAGATTAACAGAACACCTTCAATTTTTAACCACAGAACGATGAGGCTAACCGTGGGTAAGCATCACTGGAAAGTAGAAAAACAGCCTGAGTGGTACGTGAAAGCTGTCAGAAAAACTATCGCGGCGTTGCCGGGGGGTTACGCTGAAGCTGCTGAGTGGCTGGATGTAACAGAGAACGCTTTATTCAATCGCCTTCGTGCCGATGGCGATCAGATTTTCCCGCTGGGATGGGCAATGATTTTACAACGTGCTGGTGGAACTCACTTCATTGCTGACGCTGTGGCGCAGTCTGCAAATGGCGTCTTTGTGTCTCTTCCTGACGTCGAGGATGTGGACAACGCCGATATTAACCAGCGTCTGCTGGAAGTCATTGAACAGATCGGCAGTTATTCCAGACAGATTCGTTCAGCAATCGAAGACGGTGTAGTGGAACCGCATGAGAAGACAGCAATTAACGACGAGCTGTACCTCTCAATTTCGAAGCTCCAGGAGCATGCAGCACTGGTCTACAAAATCTTCTGCGCTCCAGAAAATAGTAACGCCCGCGAGTGTGCAGCTCCGGGCGTCGTGGCGTCGATTGCTTCTGGTTGTGGAGAAACTAACGCATGAATAGTTTAACGGCAAATAACCGTTTGTCGCAACAGCTGGTGGTCAGCGTCGCTGAACACCTGTTGTTACGGCATGAATGCAGATTACCAAATCACCTGGCTGTAAGTAACCACAGAGAACTTTACCTGACTGTGGGGGGCGAGTTGTGCAGGAACTTAACCGCTGGTTTCGTGACGGAAGAGGACTTTATGTTCATGTTATTCGTTGGGAGCCAGAAACACAGCGCGTTATCTATCTTCGCAAAGACTACCAGCATGAGTGCTTTAGTCCTTTGTGGAAATTCAGGCGTGATTTTGTTGAGTGTGAAGGACCACCAGCACATTGATTCTGCCATTCCGGGACGTTACACTGTTCAGGCACCTTATAAAGCGGGTGCCGGGATTGGCGTCCTGAAATTGTCAACGGCGATGTATGACGCGCCAGCGTCTTTTTTATCGTCCGCATTTGCTCACATCCAGATTATGGTGGGCTGGGCGGGGGCACCGAAAGGTGCGCCGGTCTCCGTTGACGCCGGTTACGCCAACCCCGTCCAGTTCACCACCAGTGAAATTGGCGTTTCCGGTGGTGGAAGTTTTTCACTGTCAACGGAGGCTGCCATCATGGCTACGATCCCAGCCCTCACTCAACCTGAAATCACCATTGACAACGGCCAGGCCGTTACCACTTCTTTGGCTGTTGCCAACTCCTTCTCCAAGCGTCACGACGATGTGCTGAAAAAGATCCGCACTCTGGATTGTTCCCCAGAGTTTTGTGCCCGCAATTTTGCGGAGACATCGATTTCGGTAAATCAACCGAACGGTGGTACACGCAAGCTCCCTTGCTATCAAATCACACGAGACGGTTTTGCGTTTCTTGCTATGGGTTTCACGGGTAAACGTGCTGCCCGGTTCAAAGAGGCATACATCAATGCCTTTAACCAGATGGAAAAACTGCTTTCAAAGCCATCCACGCTGAGCGATGCCGCAGATAACGCCAGCGTGCTTTACTCCCACCTGTCGGTAATCCACAAGGTCTGGCTGCAGCAGCTTTATCCCATGTTGGCAAAAGCCGAATCCCCGCTGGCTGTAAGTCTGTATGACCGCATCAACGACGCGGCGCTACTGGCCAGTCTCATAAATTTGTCGCTGAACCCTTCAGAGGTAAGGGGGCGCAAATGATCCGGAATATTTTCAAACGGTTTACCAATCAGACTTTCCGTTGTCCTCGTCCTGGTCAGTGGTACACCACGCCTGCAGGGCATGTTCTACGTGTCAGCCTGGTTGACCGTGAATGTCAGAAGGTGATTTGTGAACCGCTGGGCCGTAATTACCGCATCAGTATGCCGCTTATAGCCTTTTGCTCCGGAAAAATGTTTAAGCGTCTGGGAGGTGTGGCGTGAACTGTTTTCAGTTTGTGTGCGGATGTGCTTTCGATAACCCGATTCAGCGCCTGATTATGTTGCGTGTTTTGATGTCGGGTTCTTCAGACGGTGAAGGCGAGAGAGTTATTGATCATCAGGTGCTTGCTGATTTCTGCTGTTGTTCTAAGCAAGCGATATTCAGGGAAACCCTGGCACTGGAAAGAGCTGGTTATCTTCATATCCGAAAAATTGCAACGCTTACTATTGATGCAAAAGCCAGACTACAACCTGCGCGTGGCTACACAATTCTCATGCCGCGGAAGGAGGTTGTATGAGCCGTTACGCCCCCACACCGGAAGTTATGGCTATTGGTCAAATTAATATTTCCGGCAATGTTACACCTGCGAACTGGTGGAAATATATTCGACTACCCAGTGGGCGTCCGGATGCGACGGCTATCGCTCTGCTTTCAGAGATCGTTTACTGGTACCGCCCGACAGAGGTCAGGGATGAGCACACCGGAGCGTTGCTGGGATATCGCAAGCGTTTTCAGGGCGACAAACTGCAAAGAAGCTACCAGGCGTTTGCTGAGCAGTTTGGTTTCGGGAAAAGGGAAACCGCAGATGCGCTGAAGCGTCTGCGCGATGCAGGGTTTATTACTCTGGATTTACGCACGGTGGAAATGCTCGATGGGGTGAAATGCAGCAATATTTTGTTTGTCGGGATCAACCCACAGGCAATTGCGGCCATCACCACACCTTCTTCTGTTTCGCCAGAAAGTAACAGCAATAATGCAATCAGCGATACAGCTATTACGTTAAAACGGAACACCCCCCGACGTCATAACGGAACAGGGGATACGCTGAATGTTGATACAAATACAGAGATTACTACAGAGATTACAACGGAGACTAAAAACACTATTGATGCATCCGCTGACGCGTCTGCGCCAGCGCGTTCTGCCCGACAGGAATATTCACCGGAATTTGAACAGGCCTGGCAGGAATATCCCAAACGTGCTGGTGGTAATTCAAAATCCGCCGCTTTTAAAGCCTGGAAAGCCCGAATCAGGGAAGGTGTGACACCCGAAACCATGCTCGACGGTGTGAAACGCTATGCCGCCTGGGTGCGTGTCTCTGGAAATACCGGTACCCAGTTCGTGAAGCAGGCGTCGACGTTCTTTGGTCCGGATCGTCATTTCGAAGAATCCTGGGAAGTTCCTGCGGTATCTGCAGCCAGACGCGAGGACCCGTACTTCAAAGCCAGTTACGACAACGTGGACTACAGCCAGATTCCGGCAGGATTCAGGGGGTGATCATGAGTCTTTTGAATGAAGTTCAGAAATTCATTGAAGCCCATCCTGGCTGTACTTCCGGAGACATTGCGGATGCTTTTTACGTGGGGGCTTAATGAGTAATAAATATTGCCAGGCGCTGGTGGAACTGCGGAATAAACCAGCCCATGAACTGAAGGAAGTGGGAGATCAGTGGCGCACGCCGGATAACATTTTCTGGGGAATTAACACCTTGTTTGGTCCGTTTGTTCTGGATCTGTTCACTGACGGTGATAACGCCAAATGTGCCGCGTATTACACGGCGGAAGACAACGCGCTGGCGCATGACTGGTCAGAACGTCTTGCGGAGCTTAAAGGTGCTGCCTTTGGCAATCCCCCGTACAGCCGCGCCAGTCAGCATGAGGGGCAATACATCACCGGCATGCGTTACATCATGAAGCATGCCACTGCCATGCGTGATAAAGGCGGGCGCTATGTTTTCCTGATCAAAGCTGCCACCAGCGAAGTGTGGTGGCCGGAAGATGCAGATCATATTGCTTTTATTCGCGGGCGTATTGGTTTTGAACTGCCTGCCTGGTTTATCCCGAAAGACGAAAAGCAGGTGCCAACAGGTGCTTTCTTCGCTGGTGCTATTGCTGTTTTCGACAAGACCTGGAAGGGACCGGCAATCAGCTACATCGGGCGCGATGAACTTGAGGCATGTGGTGAGGCATTTCTGGCGCAGGTTCGCCAGCAGGCGGAAAAACTGGTCAGGGAGATGGTGGCATGAAGCTAATACTGCCTTTTCCGCCCAGCGTGAACACGTACTGGCGACACCCCAACAAAGGGGCGTTTGCTGGTAAGAGCCTGATAAGCGCGGCGGGGCGAAAATTCCAGAGCGCGGCGTGTGCAGCAATAGTTGAGCAGTTACGTCGTCTGCCGAAACCAACGTCGGCACCTGCTTCAGTGGAGATCGTGTTGTTTCCTCCGGATAACCGGATCCGCGATCTGGACAACTATAACAAGGCGCTGTTTGACGCCCTGACCCACGCGGGTGTGTGGGAAGACGACAGCCAGGTGAAAAGAATGCTGGTGGAGTGGGGACCGGTTATCCCGGAAGGGAAGGTCGAGATCACTATCAGTAAGTACGAAAAAGCGAGTTGCAAATTAGCAACTCGGTAACGGAATTGAGCAACACCCTAAATTTGGGTATTACCTCGTTAAAGATACTGTATTTATGAACAGTGTATCCTTGATAACTATTAAAAATCGCAGTAAGTTCATCCTGCATCAACGAAAAGGGAGTGCAGTCCCGCTCGTGGATAAAAATTTGTGGAGAAACCAATGAATCAGTTGCTTGTAATTGATGGCGTTTCTGTGCGCCAGTACTTCGAATCTAACTACTGTCTTAACGACCTTCAGAAAGCTGCTCTTCTTGCCGCTGGTGAGAATCGCTCCTCCCGTTCGCTGGAAGTTCACGAGTTTATGCGTCGTCCTGAAACGAAGGCTCTTGTGGAATTATTGGAAGAAGAAACTACGGGAGATTCCCGTAGTATTCCTGTCATCACCATTCAGGGGCGCAATGGTGGGACGTATGTCTGTAAAGAGCTGGTCTATGCATATGCAATGTGGATCAGCCCGGCATTCAGCTTAAAAGTGATACGTACTTTTGATGCGCTTCATAATTCATCACCAGAAGAAACCACATCCGACAAAATTAAATCCGGGGTCATTCTGCTTGAATCAGCAGCAAAGACTCTAAATCTGTCAAACTCCTCGAAACTTGGTGCATACCAGAAATTATCAAAGGTAGCTGGTCTTCCTGAACTTATGCCGATCTATGCCATTGATGCACCTGCTGATGCGCCAGATGGTTCAAGCCGCCCTACGCTGTCGCTGAGTGCACTGCTGAAGCAGTATGGTATCCGCCTGACGGCTAATCAGGCATATCACCAGATGGCGAAGCTGGGGATCGTTGAACAACGCGAACGATACAGCCGTACCGCGATTAACAACATCAAAAAATTCTGGTCGCTGACCGCGAAAGGCTGCATGTTCGGCAAGAACATCACCAGTCCTGCAAATCCGCGCGAGACGCAGCCGCATTTCTTCGAATCCCGATTTCCTGAGCTGTTAAAGCTGCTCGATACCGTTCATTGAGGTGACTGTGAGAGCACTACTGACCCCTGAAATTGCCCCGCGTATGGGGATCGTATTGTTCAGGCCAGGTTCAGAGCTGATGCCCCTGTTTATGCAGGGGCGTGTCCTGCTGGAGCCTGAGCCGGAGCGTTATTCATCTTTCGCCAGTGGTGCCGTTCCGGCGGCATCACAACCGCTGGCGGATGATCCTGCCGTTCGGTCCGTGTTCCGCCATGAGGCAGTGATCCGTCGTGCTGGTGGCGTGGAATGTCTTGAAAGCTGGTTACTTCGTGAAAAAGGCTGCCAGTGGCCTCATTCCGGATGGCACAGCGAGAACATGACCACAATGCGACACGCTCCGGGCGCAATCCGTCTGTGCTGGCACTGCGATAACCAGCTGCGCGATCAGTTCACGGAACGGCTGGAATCAATGGCAACGGATAACTGTGCCCGCTGGGTGTTGTCTGTTGTGCGTCGGGATCTCGGTTTTGATGACAGTCACGTTGTGACAATGCCGGAACTGTGCTGGTGGCTGATTCGTAATGACCTGGCGGATGCCTTACCGGAAAGTGCAGCCCGTAAGGTACTGAGATTACCGAAGACGGTTGTGCCGTCTGTCACCCGGGAAAGTGACCTTGTGCCTTCGGTTCCCGCCACCAGTATTATCCGGGATAAAGCGAAAAAGGTGCTGGCGCTGAAAGTGGATCCGGAGTCGCCGGAGTCTTTTATGTTACGCCCAAAACGTCGCCGCTGGGTTAATGAAAAGTACACGCGCTGGGTTAAGACGCAGCCGTGCGCATGTTGTGGAAAGCCTGCTGATGATCCCCACCACCTGATAGGTCACGGTCAGGGTGGAATGGCTACAAAAGCGCATGACCTCTTTGTGTTGCCTTTGTGCAGAAAGCATCACGACGAGCTGCATGCGGATACCGTGGCATTTGAAGAGAAGTATGGCTCCCAGCTGGAGCTGATATTTCGTTTTATCGATCGCGCGCTGGCGATTGGTGTGCTGTCCTGATTTTGTGGAGAAAGTTGATGCGTGATATTCAGATGGTTCTCGAACGCTGGGGGGCATGGGCGGCAAGTGGTAACGCCGGGGTGGACTATTCTCCGATAGCTGCTGGATTTAAAGGCCTTTTACCATCCACCGCTAAACCTCGCCCGGCCTGCAGCGATGATGACGGCCTTATCATCGAAAACTGCCTTACGCGCCTGAAGAAGAAAAAACCGGACGAGTATTCGCTGCTGGTAGCTCATTATCTGCTGCGCATATCAAAAAGGCAGATTGCCAGAACAAGAAAGAAGAGCGAAAAGGCAATACGAATTGAGATGCAGATTGCTGAAGGATTTATTGACGGATGTCTGTCGATGCTGGGTGTAAGGCTGGAGATGGACGACTGGCTGCCCAAAAAAGTAAAAAATGATTAGCGCGGTCCGCAAAAAGTATGTCAGTATGTTAAGAGTGGTTACTACGCCACACAACTTAAACCCGCCGCCTGGCGGGTTTTTTATGACTGAAATCGCATCAGTACAGTAAACGTGCTGGTGGTGGTGAATACCGGTCTTTCAGCTTGCTGGCTTTTTCGACAAGAGTTATTGGTGTGTCACGTTAACCGGAAAAGGGAAAAAGACATGCTAAAACAGCAGGATATGACAGAAACCGCCAGAGTGGTGTTTAATGAATTAAGTGCCACCGAACCGGCGACAGTCGGGGAGATTGCGCAGAATACTTACCTTTCACGCGAACGCTGCCAGTTAATACTGACCCAGCTGGTTATGGCGGGTCTGGCAGACTATCAGTTCGGTTGTTACAGACGCCTTCCGCAGTGAAGGATTTTTTATTTGTGGTAAATGGGCGGCTGGTGGGTGTGGTGGTTGTTGCTTTCCCGTTGCTGAAAAAGAAAGCATCAGGCGATTAGCAGGGTATCAGTTACCCGTTGAAATTTTTAAATACCTCACAATTCAGGCGGTTGACTGTTGTCTGGTTTGCGGGGAGTTTGTTAAAAGAAACTGGCATGGTGAATCCCCCTGTGCGGAGGGGCAATCAGCAACTGGTGTTTTGTCACCGACCCTTATCCTTTCTGTGCGGGTTCAGGTGCTGATACTGAACTCACCGGGAGGCACCCGGCACCATGCAATGGCACATAGCGCCACTCTCCAGCCCCTCTCCGGAGGGGCTTTTCTGTGCCGGATACATCACAGTTTCTGGAACCTTGGGTACTACAGTATCAGTCAGGGTGCTATATTTTCAGATGTGATGAAAGCCTGTCAGCAGGCAGGGCGTATCGGAAATGACCCAGTAGAGAAAACGTTGACTCAGATACCGGTGCTGAGTTACCGGGAAACCGGCATCACATGACCGCTATCCTTCCAGGCCCATCCGCTCCGGTGGGCCTTTTTACTGCAGAAAACAGGTTCCCCGTTAAATGCTATGTTGCTCACAATTCAGTAAGTTGACAGTTGCCTGTCAGACTGGGCATTTGTTAAAAAAATTTCGCATGGTGAATCCCCCTGAGCGGAGGGGCGACTGGTGACGGTATAATTTCTGATTATCAAAACGAGAATGACGCGGGTTTAGTGGCACCGGGCTGAACTCACCGGGAGGCACCCGGCACCATGTGCATGATGATACAGATACGCGGCTTTAGCCCCTCTCCGGAGGGGCTTTCTTGTGGGCAAAAAAAAGCCTGAGTGGGTTCGGGCAACAGCATGAGATATACATTTTTATAATCGAATGGATTTTAACCAGAATTCATAAGGCTGCGCAACTGCGTGGCCTTTTTCGTATTGCGGGCTGTAGTTTTCCTCCTGCCATTGTCCTGTAACTTCCGG